CCTTATCCAGTGGCAAAGTATCAAGCTCATCTAGAATTGAGTGCGCAACTTCGTATCCGACAATGCGCTCTGGTCTTTCCATTGTGCGGAAGATGATTCGACCAGATCCGGGAAACTCGATATGAGGTGAATTTCCTCCTCTGACTCTATGCGCCCATCCTTTACGCTCACACAGTTCTGGAAAGCGCCTAAGAGCAATGTCCTCAACCAAAGGAAATGTCGGAAGGTAATAGGCAATATCACATTTCTTGAAGTGTGTTTTAAGTGCCATTGCTCTGGCAATAGCTGCTGCTGTCTTGCCGCTACCGAATCCACCAACGAAAGCAGGAAATGGTTCACGGCTTGTAGCAAATGCCCTTTGCGCCTCTGATAACGGCACTAGACAAACTCATCGACAGAGGCTGGCAGTTCTCGCATGGAAACATCAAGCCTGATTGGTTCGTTGTACCCATGCATGGCATTAAGTTCCTTTACAGCGCCTGTCATGCCATTGGAGTTTTTCTTTTCCTGCGCCACTTTGTAAGCACTCACCAATGCTTTGACGCTCATTTCTCTAGTCCAAATAGCTTTTGTTTCTAGGGCTTGCTTTAGGGAAGTGACCCTTTGCATCACCTTAGCGTCTGACAGTAGCTTTGATGCATTCACATGAATGCTGCTGTCTTTCATGTTGCTGGTGTCGTAAGCAGCCCTATATGCATCTGCTTGAGTCATGCCATCTGCTATGGCTTGGCAGAATGCTTCTTGCTTTGCTGTGAGGCTCATGCAGCACCTCTGAATTCAAATGTTGCTGTTAAACGAGAATCAGACGTAGATCCGCGCAATACACCAGACTTTGCAGTCTCAGCGCATCTGCTTGGTTTTCTGGTCATTGCCCATGCTTTGTCTTGCTGAAGTCCATGCACAAATGCCGGGGAACTTGTCACCAGCGAAACCCGCATTCCTTGCCGTTTATATTTGCTTGCGACTTCTGTAAGGAATCTTTTTCCGATCCCCAGACCTTGATAGTCGGGCTTAACAACAATGCGATGAATGCGCTTCATGTTTTTGACATGAGGGTGTGGGAAGTGCAAAACAGAACACCAAGCAACTGGTCGATCATTGATCTCGCAGATGTATTTGTGCGCTGCTGTGTTGTGTTTATGGCTTAAATAATGAAACTCCATGAACTGCTTCCATTCGCGTTGTTCGGCTTTTCTGATCGTGCAGACGATTTCTGGACGCCGAAGGTCCCTCCAGACAAATTCTGATTTGTCGCAGTTGTAAACCCAGTCTGGTTCCAACCATTCTTCAATGTCGTAGTGACAGGAAACTGCAATGAATTGCTTGTTTTGTTTCCTAATAAATTTCTGTATTGCTGACGATCCTACGCAAGCCACCTGACGATCAACGACAGATGTGAACTCATCATAGATGCAGGGCTTTTCGCTCGTTAGGATCAATCTGGCGAGTTCTGCTCGCATCTTTTGACCGTTTGAAAGGACTTGAAACGGTTTCAGCCAATCTGGAGGCGATGCAAAGCCAACTTTGCACAGAGTTTCCGTGATGTCTTTGGCTGAATGTTCACCAAAGTCATCAATGATTGATTGACCAGTCCATTCGTAACCTTCAAAAAACAAAAAGTCTTGGAACAAACGCCTTGCAATTGTTGTCTTGCCGCTACCTGAAGCGCCAACAATTAAACCAACATTCCATTTTTTCCCTTCAATCGGGATTTTTACGTCAAATTCCTTGCGCACTGTGTCGGCATCAAAGTCGAAGGCAGATTTAACTTTGTTTGCCTTGAATGAATTTGATGTTTTGCTTTCGATTACAAACTTTGAACTCGGCATTTGTAACCTTCCGCATCAAGTCTGTTAAAAACGCGCTCTTGTTCTTCTTCGTCTTTGCAATCGATGATGATGTTAAAGACTTCGTTGTATTTTTCTTCTTTTATTTCTGGTTCTTCGATCTCATCAAACATTTTTGCAAGTTCGACAGAATCAAAGCCAAGAAGCGCAATATCAAAGTCCAGATCCTCCAAGGCGCTGATTTCTTGCTTCAGCAAATCATCATCCCAGCCAGCATTAAGTGCCAGTTTGTTGTCAGCGATGATGTATGCCTTCTTCTGAGCCTCTGTAAGATGCGATAAGCGCAAACATGGGGCTTCGTCTAGGTCTAGGCGTTTCGCAGCTTCTAAACGACCGTGACCAGCGATAATGATGCTGTTCTCGTCTATCAGGATCGGATTGGTAAACCCGAACTCTGTAATTGATGCCGCAATCTGGTCAATCTGCTCATCAGAGTGCGTTCTGGAATTGGCTGCATAACCTGTCAGCTTGTCCAGCTTCAGGTATTCGATCTTGTGTTTCAATGGCTTGTCCTGTGTTGCCTGTAAATCTATTTTGATTCTACTGGTTTCTGTCTGTCAATCTGCCTCAGCTTGAGTTCCAGAACCGCCAGCGCGTTCCATGCAACATGGGCAAGGTGGTCTAAGTCTGTCTCTGGATCTTTCTCTGCTGTGTTTGACTGGAACAAGTGTCTAAGCAATGCAGCTTGGTATCGACTTTGGGCATCCTGCACTAGTAACCAATTTCCGGGAGCGTATTTGTTGGCTCCGAATGTCGCTACCTTGCCGACTTCCTCCAATGCCTTGCCAAAGTCTAGAAGTAGATCAAGTCTTGGCTTGTCATTGTCGAACTTCATTCCTTGCATAGTCATAAGTTTGTACTAAAGACCGTTTGACACATTTTGCAAATTTCGTACCCATAAGTTAAATCTGTCACTTTATAGCGAGACAGCTTTAGCCCTCCTGTGCTAGCCATCTTGCAAGCTGTGTCTAGTCCTAGCCAGATATGTGCGCGCTTAATCTTGTTCTGATGCTTGCGTATTAAAAACTGCTGTTTTGTTTCTTTCATTTCTTTATGCAATATCCCATCCCATCCCTTTTGAGGATACTACTGCTGATCTAGCTATGGTGATTGCCACTGTGTAGCAGTAGCTCAAGCTAGGGCATCTCATCTCTCGGACTATCAGGTCACCTACGCTTCCCACGCTTACGGCTGGTGTTGCCGGACAAACCTCAAATTAGGGCTACCTGTTTTCCTGTGTGCGGTGAGAGGCCTACACACAACGCGCCGGGAACGGGCCAACTCAGCGCGGAAGTCTTACGACCAAGCTGACTTTTATGATGGGCAGGGGCCAACTCCCTCACAGACTCGCAGCGCATCGGGCTGGACGGATTACGGCCAAAAAAAAGTCGAGGTGGTTGCTACCGCCCCGGTAAGGCCCCCTCTCACAAAGGGATCGGGGCGGGTAGGTAGCAATCATCTCGACTCTTGCATCGGGCCTTACACCGACAGGTAAATTATCTTTCTAAGTGCTTGATCTGTAAAGTCTAAAATTTATTTTCATAAATAGCTTTACACTTTGTAAAATTTATTTTTATAATAACCCATAGCCAGCAAGGTGCTGGCCCTAACCGGAGAGACAGATGAGAACCGTCTACCACGCAGAACATCAAAACGACTTCCATGCTGGCTATGAAGCCAAGTCCCTTGAGATCAAAGAAATGGGCTGGGAAGCTGCCCGGGACAAGTTCAATCTCGACAATCCTGCCGATTATGTTTACGGATCTTTGGCTGGTTATTACTACGCTTCAGGTGAAATTGAAGCACTTGTCGATTTCAAATAACGAATTAGTGCCAAGGATGGCGCACTTTTAACAGGACACAGACATGACAAACGCAGCACTGGTAGCCAAAATCATCCGCGCAGAACTTAAGAAGCATGGCATTGCTGGCCGTGTTAAATCATCCAATTACTCAGGCGGCAGTTCAGTTGATGTTTACGTCAACGACCAGCTTCCTGCTACCGTCCAGAAAATCAAGGAATTCTGCTCAGACTACAAAGCTGGTTACTTTGATGGCATGACTGATATGTACGTTTATCAGCATAACGACAACCCAACGGTTTCATTTATCTTTGTTCACAACGAAATCAGCCCAGACCTGATGCAACGCGCGGAGGATTTTGTCAGATCTTTCTACGTAAATCCCGGTGACGGCTACCAGTTCGAGACTCTGGTATGGGAAAACCTACACGCATCAAATTCTGCATTTTGGAGGCAGAACAAGCCGCGCATCGCTGCTTAATTAACCACGGCCAAGGATGGCCTCTTTAACAGGAACCACAATGAAAAAGTTTGACATTGATCTGGCCCTTGGTGGCCGCAAGGTAGAGACCCAAGGCGGCGTAGAAGTGAAGCATTTGCACGTTTTCTCCTACGCCAAGAAAAGCCATATCGTCTATGGCGTTACCAGTTATGGCGAGATCCTAAGCTGGCAGCTTGATGGTGCTTTCGGAAATACGATAGATCAGTACCCTGAAATGAATCTGGTCATTGTTGACTAGCTTTATCCAGTCTTGCCTCTGCTAACTGGTCGCTGTATTGATCGGGATAGCGCTTCTTCAGCTTCTCGATGCAATAGGCGGCCAGTTCTTCCATGTCCGTCCCTAGTGTCTCAGCACCCAGAGCGATGTACCAAAGAAGGTCACCAAGTTCCTCTTTGGCGTTGTCCTTGTTCAGATCCTGCCCGTAGATATCGAACTTCTTTACAGCATCTGCAAACTCGCCTGCCTCACCAGTCACACCATATGTAACATGACGTAGGTTCTCGCGGAATGGCAACGGCTTTGCAGTTCTGATTGCCAGCTTCTGGAATTCTTGAAAGTTCATTGGTTACACCAAAAAAAATGATCTGTGGATAGCAAAAACATCCTCTGGCGTTGCAATGATTGCCAGATGGCCTTGCCATGTTGAATGGAATTCTTGCTCTTTGTCGGTCAGCTTTCTTGCTGATTGCGGCTTTGATCCGTCCTTAATCTCGACCAACAAGGTAATGCCGCCTTTCGAGCAAACAATGTCAGGGAAGCCACCGCCTACCATGTGCGTGTGAGCCACTATCCAGCCAAGGCTCCTGAACTCGGCAACAATCTCTGGCTGGTTTCTATCGGCTCTTGCGGCTCTCATCTAAACATTATCCCCTAAATCTGTAATGCCCTTTCTACTGTCCATCCTCTCCTCAGTCGAGTAAGGATCGTATTTGGCTTTTGGCCAGTGGCTTCACCCCATTGAGCAAGATTCATTGTACGTCCATTGGCTGTAATCATCCTGTTTGCAGATGTGTTGTTTGCTTGAGTTTTAGCTGTAGCCCATCTGCAGTTTTCTGGGCTGTAGCTTTTGTTCCCGTCAATCCTGTCTATTGAATGACGCAATGGCGCTTCACCCATGTCCTTTAAAAAATTGTCGAATGACTCCATCCATCTATCACAGACAGTTATTCCTTTGTTTTGGTAAAGTCTTTTTTCTTTTTCAGTTTTTGCTTCATAACATCTTTTTTGCATACCAACCCAAATTCTATATGTTCTTGTGTTTTTTGCTAAATGTGCCGGGTATTTTGTTGGCTTAAATTTTGGTGATTTACAGCCGCAGCTTTTGTTGCGTCCAGCCCTTAGCCCTGTGCCTTCTATTGTCCTGTGTTGCCCACAATCACAGACGCAAAGCCACATTGCTGAACCACCAAGATTGTTTTTACGCCTTTCTACGACAGTGAGAATTCCAAATCTATAACCCGTTATGTCTTTTAGCATGAGCAGTCACCAAATATTTTTTCTAGAGTGTCAGCAAGCAATTGCAGTTCGGTTGTTTTCATAATTGTAAGCATTCTCTTTTGTCCATGTATGCCAAGTATATTATCTCTATGACATGATGGACACAATGGAATTGTCAAAAAGTTATCTGCTCTTTGGCTCATTCCTTGGCCCTCCCGTAAATGATGAACTTCAACTCCATGCGCGCCACATAAACAACAAGGGAGCTGTGCAACTCTTCCCATGTGTGCTTTTTCTGCTTTAGTTGCTTTCATGCTGATCCATATATGCCTGCGTGTATTCAATCAGGCTTGTCATTCGTTTCACGCCCATCTGTGCGCTTGACTCCCTAAGGTTCACAAACTCACCTTCCAAACCGGGAACCATGTCTGCACCAATCTTGGTAGCAATGGCATGGCCTGAGATGAATAAAACCTTCCACTGATCCAGCGTTAACTTCCTGCCCATGTAGGTCATCGTCTTTGCTGCATCACTGCACAAAGCGTGAAATTTGGCGTTTTGTTCCAGACTGCGTGTAGAGTCCTTCAATATCATTATCAGCCCATCAGGAGCCTTAGA